CGCCTTTTGAGCCGCTCCGTTTCTACGCTTGCCAAATGAAACTGGCTTAACTGATTGTACGCCTTTTGCCATTACTTTTTAAATACTTTGCGCCAGATATTTACGACGTCGGTTAAAAAATATTCGCTTTTTTTGATTTGCTCCCACAATTTGATTACCACACCACAAAACGTTACTAACAGAATAAGGAATTTTAGGCTTTCGTTCATATCGATTACGGACGTAATAGCGCCTATTACGCCTAGACCTAGTACCTGTTCAAATGGGGGAATATGATTCATTGCATTAGTAGCGTTTTCGTTTATCAAAAATAAGGCATTTTAAGGCAATAAAAAAAGGGCTAATTTCTAGCCCTTAGTTTACCATTACTTTTCCGTTAACGCCTCGTAGAGTGGCGCTAAAATGAGTACAGTAAAGCCCTTAGCTTTGACCTTCTCTTTTATTAGGTCGGCATCGCTTTTAGTTATCTCTATTTCGCCCTCTGCGTAATAGATTTTCTTAGCTAACTCATAAACTCTAATAGGGTCTTCTTTGTCTTCAGCTGTAAATAGGGCGTTGCCTACTAGCTTGGATAAAAACATAGTTTCGCCAGACTCGTTAGGGATTGCGTTCCCCTCAATGTCTGTAATAGCTACTGCTAGATTTACTTTCATAGTTAATCGATTAGTGTTAGATTTAATTTTTCGGCAATATAGGTAAACGCGTAATCATTTGCGCCGTCCCAGCCAAGGTAGTTTTCGCCGTCCATTGTTATGTTACCTTCCGCCAAAGTCTGGCCGATAACTAGCGGCATTGCCTCTGTGCCTTCACCGCTTGCGCATAGCTGGTAGTAGAAGCTGCACGACGTTGCTAGGTTGTCGTTAATAATTACGGCGTTTAGTAGGTTCGCCTCTTGGCTTTCTCCGTTTTTCCAGATTGTTACAGGTTGTATTGGTTTCATACGTTTTTTATTTAAAGTTATGCAATTTTTAAAGTTCCGCCATCGTTCCAAATGTCTCCGCTAGATAATCCTGCGGCTGATGTTGGTAAACCAACAATTCTTAGCCTACTTGCTCCGCTTGTTGCCGTTCCAATCAAGACGTTGCCGCTAGTTGTGATAAATAATCTAGTGGCAACACTTAAAATCCCAGTTTTAAAACTTATTGATTTATCCGTAAAAGCTTCAAAATCAGCGCTTGTTGATGTTCCAACAATGTTAATAATTGGCGCATTGTTGCTTCTAAGTTGTAAAATTCCAGCAGTAGAAGCATTTATTGAAAGCATTTTATAGCCTGCCCCGTAATCATCTGGACTCGTTGTACCAATCCCAACGTTGCCGCTTGTTGTAATTGTCATTCTAGGCGTAATTACGTTACTTGTAACGCTTGCTATTTCAAAGTTAAACCCAGACGCTGGCGCACCCCAAACAATACTAGATTCTCCATTGCCACCGCTTCGATTATAACCTAACGAAAGCCCAATGTTATTTGGTGTATAAGAAAAGGCGCTACTTTGAAAAATAGAATAGCCATTGCCGCTAACATTCACAGCGGTATTACCAGCCCCACTAACCTGCAACCTTGCTCCGTTGTCTGTGGTTGTGCCTACTAGCAGGTTTCCTCCGCTGGTTAGGGTCATCGCTTGCGTAAAGCTTATAGCGTTTCCAGCAGTGCCAGATGCAGCGGTAAAAAAACGATGTTCGCCTGATACTTGTAAATATTCAGTTGCATTACCTGTTGCAATATATTTCCAACCAGAATTAAAATAAGCATTTTGGGTAATTCCTGTTTCGTTAAAATATCCGAAAAATCCTGCATTTCGAATTTGCAAAACACTTAACCCAGATAAAGACCACGCGCTAGGAGTTACTCCTAAGCCAAGGTTGCCAGTTGAGTTTAATGTCATCCTAGTCGAACCTCCATTAACAAATAAAGTAGACGTCGGGGATGTTAATTGTAAATTATCTAGTATAGATTCTAAGGTAAAAATATTACCAGTAGAATTATACAAAAACCCTATTTCATTGTTTGCATTATTTCGAATAGACAATAAACCTCTAGCAGCTCCGCCTATTGACGTGTTTAGGTAGCCAGAATATGCCGTAGGCGTAGCCGTGCCAATCCCAACGTTTGTACCAGTGTCAAAGATTTGGCTATTTCCAATAGTAGACGCGCCAGTAAACTTAGGCAGGTAGTTAGTCGTGCCTGTGCCTCCAACAGGATTGGCTGGAATATCGCTAGTAAACGCCAGCGTTCCAGATGCGTCTTTTAACGTGTAGGTTCTAGTAGCTGCGTTGCTAAATGCGAAGATTCCGCCGTTTGCAGTCGTTCCTTTATTAAAGTAAATATTGTTTGAGCCATTAAACCCAAAAGAGTTATGACTAGCCAAAGCTGAATTACTTGTTTGAGTATTTGCTAAACTAGTAGGTTGCGCAGTTCCATCGCCAGCCATTATTAAACGAGCTGGGTCAAATACCTTAGTACCAGTTACTACTTGATAAGTATTTAACAACATATCGCCAACAGTCCAAGACCTATCAACAGATAAATCGTAAGCATTCCCGTTTATGGTTAGCGTTCTAGTTTGAGGGACTGGCGTAAAGCCCAACGCGTTCTGTTTATTGTTAAACGTCGTCCAATCAGTACTAGATAAGAATCCGTTTGCGCTGCCACTTGCTTGCGTAATACCTACCTCGCCGCCACTCGCAATAAATAAAGGAGCATTAAAGGTAATCGCTGGCATTTTATTATTAAAGGTTGTCCAGTCCGCGCTACTTAAAGCGCCTCTATTAGTCGCGCTTGCTGTAGGTAGGTTAAAAGTATGCGTGCTAGACGCGCTGCTAATGTTAAAATCAGTTCCAGACGTGCCTACCTGCAAAAATTGTACTTGGTCTGTTAAGCCATTTAACGCAGTTAAACCAGTTGTAAACGTTGTAATAACCTGGCAAAGGTGATTGTTTTCAGTATGTAGCGTAATAGTCCTGCCTGAATGCGTAACGTAGTATCTCATCGCCAGCCTATCTGTAGCCGCCAGCGTAGTAGTAGGCACTGCCAAAGTAGAAAAGTACGGCGTTAAATTAGTGCCAAACGCAATTAACTCTGGCGCGCTTTGGCTAGACGCAATTAGCGTAAATGTCGTGCCGTTGTACTTGTATAATTCTACGTAGAAACTAGGATTACCACCACTACTAGACGCGCTAAAATACGTTTCTAAATTCCAGTTTCCGCCAGGGATTTCTAGGAGGTTAGGGTCATTTGCATCTGTTAAAAACGAAGCTATATATCCGTCTGCATTTATAGAAATATCAGTACCTGTGCCAAAAACTGGCGCTTTGCTCAATTCTCTATAAGCTACTGCGCCAATAGTCCCCTGGCTAACAGAGCCGTTCAAATAATAGCTAACAGACGAACCGCCGCCAGTAGAAGCTGGAAAATCTGCTAAACTACCATCTCCCCTAATATATTGGCTAACCGTTCCAGCGCCAGTTACCGCTAACGTTCCTGCGCTTGTTACAGGGCTGTTAGCAACGTTAAACGCCGTAGGCATGGTTAACCCTACGCTAGTAACTGTGCCTGTCCCATACGTGTTAGAATCTATGCTGCCGTCCGCTTTTAAAAATTGTGCAGACGTTCCGCCAACCTTTACAAATTGTCCAGCCTGTATTGTTTGCGCTCCCAGGTTAACAGTTGTAACGGCGCCAGTATACGGCACAAAACCGCCGCTGGAATTTTCCCATTTGCTGGTAGACGAATTATAAACCAAAACCTGCCCGTTACTAGGGCTAACTATTGAAACGTCGTTTAGGTCGTTTAGGTCTAGGTTGCCCTGGTCTGTATTTTCCCATTTACCAGTAGTCGAATCGTAGCGCAAAATCTGCCCATTCGTTAAACCGCTTATAGCTACGTCGTTTAGTTCGTCTAGATTTTCTGGCAAACCGCTTAAAAACGTGGCTTTTGTCGTCTGTTTATTCGCGCCGCTCTGCCAAATTAGTATAATGTCGTTAGCGCCTACTGTTGTCGCTACTGGAAAGTCTATAAACCTGCGATTTGCCATATTAATTTATTGGGTAAACGTATGCTGTTGGCACCTGTCCAAAGGTAATGCGCGCCACGCGTGTGGCAAAATCGTATTCCCAGCCAATTACCTGCAATCTAACAGACGTGTAGCCAGAATAATTCAAACTAGCAGGCAGGTAGGCGTTGCCCATCGTGCTACCCTTGCGTCTAAATGAGCCCTCAAATCTAAACGACAGGACATTATAAAGCGTTAGCACGTTACGAGCGTAGCAGTCGCGCAAAGTAGGCGAATAGCCCCCCAAAAGCGCCTGATTTTCGAACGTAATATTAGTCTGCGTGTAAGTAATTGTTCCGTTTGCATTTACTTGCAGCAGAAACGTAGACGTTTGGTAATTATTGCTGTTGGCATCTTGCAGAAAAACCTGAATTTGCACGTTTGCCTGCCCTGTATAATCGTAATTATTAAACGTGACAGTCAGATTTCTTTGCGTGCTAGAAATTGTTGTAACAATTGGTAGAATCTGCGTGCCTATTGGCGGAATTCCAGACAATGTAGAAACCAAAACAAAGGTGCTAGAAATTGTAAAGCCAGAAGCTGCAACAAATTGCCGCTGGTATTGACCATTTACAACTCCGCCTGTAAAATCTAGCGTGTTAGTGCCTAGCGTGTCCGTTAATCTATTAACCTGGGTAACCGCTCCGCTAGGTACTTGGATAATGTTAGGCGTTGCAGCTAGGGATTTTTCAACAAAAACAATAGCTGGTAATTCGCCAATTCGCAACCAGTTTTTAGAATTAGTTATAACCACGTCGCTAAACGATAATTCGTCTTCCCTAACAGATGTATAGCCTTTATTAGTTTCGTATACCTTTTTAACCTCCGTCGGGTTTCTTTTGCCTTCAAATGTTGGCGTAATTCTAACATTCCTAACGGTTGCCATTCCTGTAGTGCCAAAATACTTTAATTCTACAGACAGAAACCCAGCCGTAGGCAGTACAAAAGACGTTAATTTAAACGTTCTACGGTCGTCGTCTTTAGTCGAATAATAAACAAAGCTGTTAAACGTTTCCGACCACGACAATAAATTTAAACTGCCTACTATTGTAGTGCCTAAATACTTAACATTGTCCGACGAATCTACGTGCTTTATAGCTATAGACATTGCACTAGCCAGAGTTAAATAATCTATATCTATTTCTAAATCTAGGCTAAGCCCTGCAAAATCTAAAAATACAGGTTTAGAAATTATAGGCTGGTCTGTGTCTTCGCCGTTTGGCATAAATCTAATGTCCCAGCTAACGCCTTCTTCGTCGTTAAAAGTTGACTGTGCAGGAATATTATTAGGGAAAATTTGGATTATTGGCGTGTCTGGGTCTGGGGTTATTGTCCAATCTGTTAGCTTATATGGCCCCTCTAAATACCAGCTAGATTCGTTAAATGATTCGCCGTTAGAAATAATAGACTGGCCCAAATCTTTTTGGGTTAGCGTCAGTTTTTTAATAGGTCGCTGGTATTGTAGCAGCTGGTCGCCCTGTACTGGAATCCAATCTGTTTCCGCGTTTTCTTGGTCACCTACAACCTCCAAAGTCTGGCCCTCATTTGAAAAGCTAACCATTGAACGGTTAGTTCCTGTATAAGTTAACGCTACAAATTTACCATTGCCATAGGCTACACATTCCCACGGGTTTAATTCTGGCGCCGTTACTAATTGCCAGCTAGTAGCGTCTGTGCTAATCGCTATTCTATTTGTTCCAGCCTGGCCAACCGCAACAAACAAACCATTACCGTAAGCAATTCCAAAAGGTATAATTGGCGAAATGTTAGTATTCGTCCAGGTAATTCCATCTGTTGAATAATTGCTGCCAGTAGTAAATTTACCGTCTGCAAAAATAATTTTATTAGAGCCTAGATTTATAGGCAATCCAGTCCAGCTAATTCCATCTGTTGAATACATTACGCGGTTAGTTCCTGTGTTAGCTACTGCGACAAATTTACCATTGCCGTATGCTACAGATTGCCAGTCGTTATTGTCTGAGGCATTGCGCAAAGTCCAGCTAATTCCATCTGGCGACGTAATAACTCGATTGCCTCCGCCATTTGCAACTGCAACAAATAAGCCGTTGCCGTAGGTAATTGCTTTAGGCGATGGCCCATTAGTAAACGGCGTGTAACGCGTCCAGGTAGTTCCGTTTGTTGAAACCTGTACATTAGTTATTAGGTTCATTCCAGAAAATTCTGCGCCAACTGCCACAAATTTACCTGCCCCGTATGTTATGCCAGATAATCCAAATGAGCCAATTGTAACTGTTGTCCAGGTAATTCCGTCAGCTGAATGTAATAAGCTAAAAGAGCCATTAGATATGGCTACAAATTTATTATCTGCAAAAATAATATTGCTAAAAGGTAACGCGGCAATGCTTTGAGAATACCAGTCACTCGCTGACCCTATAGCGGTATTTTCGTAGCTAGATTTAACTGCATACGTGTCCCAGTCATGTATATAAATGGTCGTCGTGTCTATGTTTCTAGCAATCGCGCGTTGTATAATCCAGCGGCCATCCCTTTGGAACAAAACCCAACCCATAGTTTTACAGATTTCTAGCAGGAAATCAAACGAGTTTAATTGTAGCGCGTCAAATGTCCCTGCCTGGACTAGCAAATTTTCGCCCTCAGACTGGGCAAAAATGCTTTTAGTGTTATCCATTACCAGCGCCTCGTAAAGGTCGTTACAAACCTCAAAATCAAGCTCTAAATCTAAAGTATTAAGCTGGTTAAATATTAACGTTCCTAAATCCGTGTCTGTTTCTGGGCCTGTTAATGCTATTTCTTTTAGCTGTGCCAGTCCATCTGTAGCCGTTAGCATTACTGGGTATGGGGGGTCCTGGAATGGTTCGCCTGTAATGTCGTTTAATAGGTAGCCTTTAAATACTACGTTGCCCTCAAATTTATGGATTACCAAAAACACCCTATCCCCTTCGCTATAAAAGCTGCGAAAATCTGTTACGTCTGTGCTATAAAAAGAAATAGACAACGTAGCCGACATAATAGACGACGTTAGGTCTTCGTTGTCTTCGCGTTCGTATTTATGCACGGCTGGCGCGTCAGATGCTATTAACTCTGTAACGCTGCCCGTATAGGCGTCCTGGTAGATTTCTACAACGTTTGCCAGGTTATCAATGTCCCTAAAAGGAATAGTGTATTTTAGACCGTATGCCATTTTTTAGAATTTGCGTGCCCTTGTTTTATTCGCTCTGTTAAGCGTGCCTACTAGGTTGTCCCCAGATATTACAAAACTAACATTTCCGCCCATCATATTCTGCAATTTGTTTAGCGGTGCAATTACTTCTGGGTTATTACGCGCGCCTGGATATTCACCTACTAGCGCTGCCGTTGGTCCGCTTACTATACCGCCAGCTGCAAACGCCGTTAAACCGCCGCCTTTACTATTTGCAATTTTAGCCCCGCCTCCTCCGCCGCCACCGCCTCCAGAGGTCATGCCTGCAACTTTAGTAGAAATAAATTTACCTACTGCAATTAGCGCAATACCTGCCGCGATTGCCGTATATGGGTTAGTAAATGCCTTTTTAATAGATTCCATTGTAAAGCCAATACCTATAGCGGCCTTACCTAATTGCTGCATAATTTCGCCCAGGTTGCCTAATAGGGCCTGTCCAAAACTTTTAAACGCACCTTCACCACCTGCAAAAGCTTCGCCAATAGCACCAGCAAAGCCAGAAACCGTGTCAACTGCGCCCTGTTGTAATGCAGCATTTGCGGTCTGTCTAAATTGTTCCGCCTTTTGTTGAAAAGCTAGTAAACGTTGTGTTACTATGCTTTCGTCTACGTCCGCAAATTCTAGGCTAGGCGTATAACCTTGCGCTAAATCGCCCATGTCTATTAAAGGCGCAGTAATAGTAGGCAGTTTAGATAGGTCTTCAAAAGTTTTTAACAAAACGCCAGCCTGTGGCACTTTGCCTAATTCACTAATTTTTGACGCTATTGACTTTGTAAATTCGTCGGTTGCGTACGTGGTGTCTTCTAATTGCAATTCATAACCTCTAGAAAACGCAGTTAATTCCTTTTGTGTTTCTATGGCCTGTTTTTGTGCATCTGTTAATTCCTTAGTTTTACCAGCAGCAACGCCAGTAGTTGTGCCTAAAGAATTTGTTATCTCTATTTGCCCTTTTATACTGGCGCTGTTAGATTGCAGCGCATTGATTTGCTCTTTAAGCGCGGTTGTTTTTTCTGTATATTTTGGGTCTGTCGTCGCAACACCTTGCAGCGCAGTTTGATATGATTTTAAAACCGCTTCGTTAGCTCTTAATTTGTTTTCATTTTCGGACAGACCAGGGTTAATTTGCTGGTATTTTTTAGCTAATTGGTCTACTTCGTTAGCCGTTTCCTTTAAACTTGCAGCCAGTTGTTGCTGCGCTACCTGGGCTTTAATCTGCGCTGTTTTAGCTAGGTTTTGCTGCAGGTCAATAAGCGCGTAAACCAAAAGACCAACGCCTAATGTAGCAGCAGCCATTGACAAAGTAACGCCAGTTATTGCTGCTTTTATAGCAGCTAGACCAGCAGTTAGCGCAGGTATTAAGGAAATCATTCCGCCAATACCTAGCAAAATAGGACCAATTGCAGCAGCCAAACCAGCAAAAACCACCAATATAGTTTTAGCTGTAGGGCCTAGGTTGCTAAAGAAATTTATAGCTTTCTCTATAACGCTATTTAAAGCGCTTAGCGCAGGCGCTAACGTGCTGCCTATGCTTATCCCTAGATTACTAGCTGCTACCTTTGTACGCTCTAATTCACGGCCAAAAGACTTATTAATTTCTGCTGCAGCACCTGCTGCCGCGCCAGCGCTATTTGCCTGTCTGTCTAATTCTGCGCTAAACTTAGCGGCGCCTGTGCCTGCTAAAACGTTTGCAGCTGCAACCGCTTCTGTTGACCCTAGTAAAGTCTGTAATTCGCCGTTGCTGCCGTTACTTGCTTTTTTAACAGCATCCAATGCAAAGCCCAAACCTTTCTTTTCAATAGCTAATTGCGCAGATGCGAAACCTAGACTTTGAAAAATCGCGTCCAATTCTTTAGACGGTCTTTGTAGACCAGTAAGCGCTGCACGTATCTGCGTAGTCGCTACAGCTGTAGGCGTACCGCCAGCAGTTAACGTTGCAATTGCTGCGTTAACCTCATTAAATGAAACACCAGCAGCAGCCGCCGCTGGGGCAATATTAAAGATTGAGTCAGATAATTCGCTAAACGTTGTTTTACCGCCCTGAACTGCCGCGAACATTGAGTCCGCAACAGACTCTGCGTCTGTCATTGACAACCCAAAGGCGTTAATAATACTTGTTAAACCGTCGACAGATGTATTTAGGTCAGTAACGCCACCAATAGCCGCGTTGCCTGCAACCTTTATAAATTCAAATATATTTTCTTTAGGCACACCTGCAGAAATGGCGTTATACATTGCAGGCACTACGTCGCTCTGCAAAATGCCTAATTCTTTGCTGGCCTCTTCTGCAACTTTGGTTAGCATTCCAAAGTTTTTCTCTGCCTCTTCACCTGTTAAACCAAATAAACTATTGATTTCTCGCAGGCCCTTTTCTACGGTTGCAAATTCATTAGCAGCAACAGCACCCATTGCTAAAATAGGGGCTGTAACAGACAAAGATAATTTGCCGCCTATGTCGGTTAACTTATCCCCTAGTGCGCCAAACTTATTTTCTACCTCTTTTAGGCTGGCAGATAATTTATCAATGCCTGCAATTATGTCTATTTTTAATTCTGCCATTGCTTAATTAATGCTTTTAGTTACCGTATCAAAATTAGCTTCCTCTGTAAAATTAAGCGTTTGCCATTGCTTTGCAATTTCGTAAGCTTTTGCCATTTCGGCCTGCGTCGGTATCTGTATTTCTTTAGCGTCAATTAAAGGAATGCGCCAATATTTTTCTGGATTTTTTATTAGCTGTTCCTTTTTTGAGGCGTTAACATTGTTTAGCTGAACCCAAATAGACCTAAATAAATTTTCGTGTTTTGATTCTCTAATCTGGTAGCCATAGCTAACAGACTGGTATTCAGCAAACGACATAAAATAAAAGGAGTTAGGTTCTAGCCCTAACTCCCCTATAGCGTAATGCAAAATTTGGTTAAACGTTATTTTTTTTTTGAGGTAGACACAGCCTTTATGTTAGGCGTTGCTACTTCGCTAATCTGCTGCAAACCTGCTGCCATTACTTCGCTAATTCTAGACAGTTCAGAAACTGGCGACGTGTCTAGCCAGTCAATTAAATCTGCCAAAGTTAAATCTAATTCAACTTCTTTATATAGCGCATCGACATACAGCGCGGAATAGATAAACTTACCTATTGCCTTTATCTGCTGTATGCCAGTCTGCTGCAACTGTTGCATTGTCTTTTCGACGTCGCCACCGAATGGCTCGCTAAAATGCATTAGCGCGCCCATCCCAAATTTTACCAGGTAGGTTTTACCGCCTACCTCTATTGTTGTTCTTGCTGCCTGTTTCATACGCGCAAGTTAGTAAAATTTAGGTACTTGCAGGTACTACGGTTGCTTTTAGTAGTGGTCCTTTTCCAGTAAATTCTACAGAATAAGTTACTGCAGATTCCATTTCTGCAGAAACAGAAATAGACGCAACAGATGCGTTTCCGTAAAATACTAGGTCGCCAGTAATGTTAGTTGTAAATTTCAAAGCCACAACACTACGTCCGCTAAGCAATGTGTAAAGGTCGCCAACGTTGTTAACGTCGTCAAACGCTACCAATCCGTCAGTAGAAACTGACCAGTCACGAAGACCAGCGATATGGTCGCTCCAGCCTCCGTCGTCTTTGCAGGTTGCGTCCGCAAGGTCGACGTTTACGGATAATTCAGAAGATGTTGCGCAGCCAATCATTGTGTTACCTAGGTAAACGTTTAGTAGCGTGCCGTTAAATTTGCCAGTAGTAGCCATATGTTTTTAGTTTTAATTGCTAATTTTTTCTAAAAATAAAAGGTTGCAGAATAATTGCAAACCAATAAATATTTTTTTAAGTGTAAACCAGAAAATTTGAATCTTGGTCTATTAATCGCTCAAATAATTCGTCAATTATAAAGCGCTCGGCTGGTGCTGTCGATTGGTAAAGCTCGCCTACGCCTTTAAATTCTACGGATATTGTTGGCACGTCTTCTAGCGGACCCGTCTGGCTAATTGTTGCAATTGTCGCCAGCCCTAATAAAGTATAATTTGTTTCGTCGCCTATAGAAATCCAGACGCGCTGTCTGGTACTGTATATGCTATATAAATCGCCGTATGAATAGCCGTCATAAATTAGCAATGAATCGCTGTTTAGCGTCCAGCTGCCAATGTGTGAAATATGGTCTGCAAAATAACCGTTTTCGCTAGACGTTCTGTCTAACTGTGACATTTCTACGCTTAGATTGTAGCCAGTAGTTTTGGCTATTCTGTTTTCTCCAACAACGACATAAAGTGTTGAGCCGTTAACCTTAGCCATCTATCCAGTTTTCAATAGTTAGAATTTCGCGATGCACTATGTTAGTGTCTGTTATGCTAGACAGGCTAGTCTGTTGCAAAAGTTTAGCCGTTACAATTTTGCCAACTTGCAGAGCTAAATAGTTTTCTGGGTATAGGCAAACTATTTGTAAAATAGCGTCTGCAATTAGGTCTGCGTCTAGTCTACCGTATGGCGCAATCGCAGCAGTAACAACGTCTAAAGTAATTGTAGTAATATAGTTATATTCCTGGTTGTCTTTATCGTCTACCTGCGTCTGGTTAGTAATGAGAATATACGGAAAATTTGCCGTGTCTGGAGCGAATGAATCATAACAGGGAACCTTTGCGCCTTTGTAGGTAATAGTGCTATTTAACGCGGTCCAGTATGCTTTTCTAATAAATGGTTTTATATTTCTCATTTCTTATTTAGTAATGTTTGCAAAGTCTTTTCTATTGACTTTGGCAGGTCGTTTGTTTGTTTGAAAAACTCAGGATAAAAAAAAGGTCTAGCAGGTAGGTTTACCTCTTTAATTCCTTTGCCTTTAAATTGCTGCGCAAACTTTTGCAATTCAGACGGGACCTTTACTTTAGTCCCTGTGCCAAATTCCACATAGGCCGCGTAGTCGGCGCCAACTTCTACACCTCCGCGAACAGTTGTTTTTGTTTGCTTTACAGGCGTGCTTTGGATGCTTTGTTTTAACGTCCCTGTGTCAACTGCTACGTTGCTAACTGCCTCGCTTTCTATCTTTAATAGTGCGTCTTCTACTTCAGCCCTAACCATATCCAAAACGTCCTTTTCTTTGCCTTTCAATTGCTTTAGCAAATCATTTATTGACTTCTGGTTAAAATTAATAGTTAGCATTAATCCCTTTCTTTAGCAATTAATTTAATCATTCGGTCGTATTCGTTAACGTCTATGATTGAATCAATAATTAGCGTTTTATTGATGTACTGAATGTGCATAGACTTTGTTAGATTAAATATTGGATTTAACCTTATAACTATTTCCCAGGTGTTTTTGATTGTCATCTGGTCCTCGCTGTTTGTTCTGCTGCCAGACAGGTTTGTAACCTTTGCCCAGCAGGTATAAAAGACAGAAAAACTAGAATAGTAACCGCCGAACCCGTCGGCAAATTGATTAGGGTTAATAAATTCTATTCTTTCTCTTAAATCGCCAGCTTTTAATTCATTGTTAGTCCTCATGCGCCAAACCAGTTAAACGTTTTATAGGGCATTAATAGCGCCTTTACGCCTAGTGGGAAATCTGCTACAATAGACCCTACTACTACGTCTTCGCGTCGCTCGTAAAGGGTATTTACTAGCATTTTCATAGCTAATTTAATGTCTTCTGGCACAGTTGTAAACCCAGCCGTGTAAACCATTTTGAATTTATAGGACTGATTGCCTCCCAAAATCATAATTTTAGGGTAAAGCCCTGGATTAACCTGGTAGTTTAGCGCCGTTTCTGCACCGTTTCCGTCTATTGTTACCACTTTTGTAACGTTATTTTCTGCGTTTAGCGGTCCGTATGGCATTTGAAATTGATACGGATATGCAAAAGACGTAATTGTTACTGTCTTTGGCACTAAAGATTTACCGCAAAAAGATTCGCAATGTAAACGCGCCATTTTTATAAGCGCTGTTATTAGGGCGTCTTCTAATGTTGTGTCAATTCTAGCGTATTCCTTTGCTTCTGCTAGTGTAATTGGCTCAGTAACTGGCGCAGTCTCTGCAACCTGTACCGAATAACCTGTAAATGAGCCGTTAGTAGGCGTATATAGTAAATCACTCATTGTATGTCCTTTTAGCTTTGTCAACAATAAAGGTATAAAACCTATCCAATTCTTGGTCCTGGTATTTTAGGCGTTCGTCTGCCAGATTGCGCATTATATTCTGGTGAAAATCGTACAGAATTTCATCTGTCATTAGTTCATTTATTTTATTAGCCATGCCGTCGATGTCGTCGCGGTCAAAGTAAAGACCAGCAGCGCCCAGGCATTCTTTTAGCCCGTCTGTAGGCGTGCAAATTACAGGCAACCTGTTAATAGCCGCTTCTAACGCAACGCGCCCGTAGCTTTCGTATTTGCTAGGCATTAGCACAATATTAGATTTGCCGTATATTAAATGCACGTCTGGCGTTTCAGGTACGTACTTTAAATTTTTATATGTGTCGTCTATAATCTGTTCGCCGTAGCTACCTAGCACGCCAAGAAATTTAATTTTAGGCAAACGTTTAGCCAGTTCAACAAGTATATAGCCGCCCTTATTTTCATTGCAGTTAATTAGCGTAACGTTTTGGCCGTGCTTTCTATTATACTTTACGTCTTCTGCAAAAATTGGCGGTTTACAAACAATAGAGTCGTTAGGATAAGGCCCACCGCCTACGTTTTTCTGGTTTGCTTTGTTGTTATAGACTACGTGGATGTTGTTTGATTTAAACCTAACGTTTCTATAGTCGTGGTCGTTATGGCTTAAAAAAATCAATTGTTTTTTAAAATTTCTAGACCAGTTAATAGCTACGCCAGTACTGTCTAAATGAGTAAATATAACGTCGGCATTTTGCAGCGCTAAAAAGAAATCATTTGAATAATAGCCAGTAATAAATTGGATAAAATTAAACTTTTCGCCATCTGGGTAAATCTGATTCTCAGGTAAAATAACCTGGATGTTGCAGCCTTTCTGGTGAAAGAATTTGGCGTAATGTTGAACGGTCCATTCGGCTCCGCTGTTATGTGTGCCTGCCCAGGCGTGTACAAAGAAAACGACGTTCATAGATTTTTTCTATTGGTTTACCAAACCTATTGATTTTTAAGACAATAAAAAAACCTACCCAAAATTTGGGTAGGCTTTCACTAAAACTAACCTATAAAAATTAGTTACCAGAACCGCTGGCAAGAGCGGCGGCAAAGCTTCCGTAAACAATAGACTGAGATGTGTAAACCGCAAGTGCAATTCTTTCCTCAACGCGTACTGTTACAAAGTTTTTAGTTACGTTGTCGGCATCTTGTTCAAAGAATTCGAGGGTAATACCTTGACGTACGAACAACTGAGAACCTAGGGCCAAATCGCCTACAAAGAAATCGCCAGCAACAACGCCGTTAATTGCGTAAACTGGAACTCCCATGATAAACATTTGTCCGCCAGTCATTGAAACGTAGCTAGGCAAAATGTAAGCGCCAGCAGTTTCTTTAGTAGAAACTAGTTTCAAATAATCAGTTGGGTTAATCATGATTGCGTTAGGCGAATATTCGTTTTTAGTAGTTTGAACTACTGCAGCTGCCAAAACGTCAAATCTGTTGATTGTAGTACCGAAAGGAACGTTAGTGTATGCAGACCCGTCTGTAGCGAAACCGTGCAAGTTTTGACCAGAACCAGACCCGTAAAGAATTTGCGTGTCTTCGATGTTCAAAAGCTTAGAAGGAGCGCGGCTAGATAGGTAAGCAATCAAGCCTGGAGTATCGTCCAACATTTCCTTAGTCAATCTCATGAAAGTAGGGATTGTACGGATAGAACGGTCAACAGCAGTTAGGTCGAAATCAGACTGCGGCTTTGGAGAACCTTGCGCAGTTGGAACTGCTGCGTTATCGTATGCAGATTCACGCACAAAACGGATAAGGTTGCTAGAGGTCTGGCCTACTGGCAACAATTGACGAACGTTAACCTTTCTGTTTGGCGTAAACTTCAAATCTGGAACTCTGTCCGCTGGGATAACTTCGCCAGAATAAGAGTTGCCTACAGTCATGTCGCCGCCCTTCAATTCTAGGTCGAGCTTTACTTTGTTAGCGTTTCCGCTTTTGTAGTTTCCGAATGCGTCAGAAGAAAATGCCTTTTCCAATTCGCTGGAAAAAGAATAACCTTTCTGTGCAGAGGCGAAACCAGCCTGAGTTCTAGCGTCTACGCCGTCCAATTGTGCCTGGAGCGCGTTAGCTTTTTCGTTTAGCTTAGCAGTTTCAGCAGAAAGTGATTTTCTGAATTCTTCGCCAGCTTCTTTCATTGACTTTACGTCAGAAATCAACGCTTCGTTGCCTTCCAATTTAGCCAATACTGAGTCTAATTGATTTTTAATAGCTTCCATTGTTGTTTAAATAAATTTTTTAAATTTTGATAAATATTCAAATTCTAGTGCCATTGAAACTGTCGGGTCTTCATTGCTTACGAATTGTGTTTCCACGGATTCCACATTTTTAACTGACTTACTTTCCAATGCCATTAGGTGTTCTTCTAATTGTTTTAAACAGATTTCCAAAGTTATTAAACTTTCGTCTGTTAGGTCGCCTTTACGGATAACATTGCACATTTTTGCAATCATATCCTGGCTTTTAGGTGCGTCCCAGCTTTTCATTGATTCTATAGGCGTGTTAGGATTGGCTCCCCAGGTAACTGTTGAACCTTCCCAGAGTTTAATTTCTCTAATTTCTCTGTATCCAGCTTTGTTGTCAGACTTAACAATTTCAAACCCTACAGAATGCTCGTTAAATACGCCTTCTGCATATAGCTTTATTACGTCTTTGCCGTAGCTGGTTTCCGAAATTTTAGAAACAAAGCGCAGGCCCTTAGCGTCTTCTATTAATTCCATTGGCTTAGCCAGCGGCATTAGTGGGTTATGCTGTAGCAGGTGCATAATTCTGTTTCTGCCCATTGGTCCGTTTTCGGCTACGGTCTTTTTATAGGCCCCGTTTACGATTACGTCGCCGTCGCTGTCGATATTGTTAAACGCAGAGAAATAGCCCGTTACGATGCCTTTAACGTCGTCTACGTCTTCTATAATTCCGCTGGATATATTTTTATAAATCATGAGCTTCTTTTTTGTAAAAATAATTCTCTTTAAAAATAATGCAAACCAATAAATCAAACGTCAATAAAAGACTTTGTGCGCTCTTCTGAATCAATAAATAGGCTGGTATAATCTTTATAACCGCCTTCTATGTCGGATTCGCTAGGCCGTTGGTAGCTTAGAAATGGGTAAATAACGTAACTGTTGCCGCGTGGATGTACAACGGTCCTATAGTATTCGTCTATTGGCACGTCTAAATTTACGCTGGCCATTTCTTGGCACAGGCTATAGGAATAGTAAATAGCGTGTGTTGTCCAGGCGCCGTAGGTGCGCGCAATATTGTTAGTAATTCTATCCATACTACAGTTTTTAATATTGGCCCCTAACATTAACATTTCCCAGCCTTCTGGCAAATCCTTTATTGCGTTTTCTAAATGAGTAGCCCAGCCTCTATAAGTTGCGTCGTCTTCAAAAATCAAAACGTCGCCTGTTGCCTCTGCAAATATCTGTTTAAATGTTCTGGCTAATCCAATCCAGCCTAAATCGTGTTTAATGGCTGGCACGCGTTGCAGCTCAAAATGCGGCGCTAATTCCATTTGAGTGGCGCGCCATTTGTCCTGGCGGCTATCTAGGTTTATTACGTATGCAATCATTTTCTAATAGGTAAACCGTCCACGTCTCGCATTAATCTAAAAACAACCTTGCAACGGCAATTGCAAACCTGTTCCGCTGGGGCGCCAGCTGCGCCTGGCTGTTGCATTTCTGCCCCTCCAACAATAAACGGCTGGTCAAATGGTATATAATCACTAGCCAGCATTGCTAAATGGTCTGCCCTAGTCCTATTGTCTACGGCTGGAATCCATTTCTTTTCGTACATAAAATCTGAGGTAGCGCTAGACTGCATTGCCGCTGTGTTAGTCGCCTTTACCATTTCAGTTCGTGCTATTAGCTTGGCCCTGTTAATAAATATTTTGCTAACCTGCTGTTCTATTTGCCTAGCTATTTCGACAACGCCTAAACCTTCCTGTAGTCCTGTAGCTACTAGCCTTTCAATTAGTTTAACAGACGTCCTGTTAATGTCTAGCAGGAGCCCAGTAATATTAGTAACCGCAAATCTGCGCATAAAGTCGCGGAATATTGCGCGCGCCTGTTCGCGTGTTGTTTTTGTCGGCGGTTGTATAGCGCTAAACATTGCGTCTGCATAGGCTGTGCCAGCGACCACGTACAGCGATTCTAACGCGTCTGCAAGCGGCGCAGGTGTTATTAGGTCAAACCTATTAACGTTGCCAGGCGCTTGCTTTATAGCGGCTAAATAGGGCTTTAGCTGTGCCTTTAGTGCGCTATATATTTGCTTTTCATAGCGCTTTTCATAGCGGCGCTGTAGCGCATCCAGCTGACGCGCCAGCGCTAATTCTTTACGCGTTGGTCGTGGCATAGTCTCCCAGGTTGTCTAGGTCTTCTGCTGCGCTCGAGCCGTATTCGTCTAGGGTCATTAGTCCCTGTGGAATAAATGGTTTGTCCATCAATTCGTTTTCGTAAACCCCGTAGTTCATTGCCGTTCGCTTTTCGTTTGGAGTTAACCAGTAGGCAGCAGAAAGTTGCGCTACTAATTTGTCCATATCGTCCTGCATTTCTGGGTAGGCCATGTAATCAAAGTCTACGAAATAATTGCTTTTGCCATAGCTTGGCAGTAGCCAGTTATTTAACACGTCTCTAATTTCCACGTGCAACGGACGGACAACGTTATTAATTAGAGCTTTATAGGCCGTCTCTGTGTTGTTAAATGTGCTGGCCTCTGTGTCGCCAAGTAGCTTAGCGTCGACGCCGTAGACGCGGCAAAGTGAACGCAGGATAACTTTCTGTGTGTCAATAATTGACATATCTACCGCGTTCATTCCCATCTGAACCCAGCTAAGTTTGGCAGGCGTTATAATCACGTCGCCAGCTCTATCTGAGCCCTGGTAATTATGCGCGTAATCCTCCTTTAGACCTTGCGCCTGTTCGCGTGTAATGTTTACGCTGCCGTCTCCTGTCAAAATACCACGGGCGCCCATGTTTTGGAGCATAGACAATAGGGCCTGTTTACCGTCGTTTGATGTGGTAAGGTCACGCACAGCAGAACGCAAAGGCGACGCGCCGTAAAGGTGGTTAGCCGTTCCAGCCGTGTAACTTAGGTTAATGTTTTTTAGGTGTCCAACGTCCTTAGCATTGATTCGCTCGTAACCGTTATAGGTTAGTCTATATTCCTTAATAGGCTGGTTTAGACCGCCAGAAATAATCTCCATAAACTGCGACGGCAAAGAATAAAGCGCAATGATTGGCGCGTTTTCTTGACCTCCACGACGGGCGCCGTACATATATGCGTTTCCAGTAATTAAGCGAAAGGCGGCTACTTCTTTTAGCCACATATCCCACGTCTGAAATTCGTTTGGCTTCTTTAATAGTTTGTCAAATTCTGGAATGCTAACCTCCTCCATTGCCTTAGTGCGTAGCTTTTCAGCTGACCATTTGGCGCCAGAATTACCCATTCCACCGCTCATGGATTTGTAATATTTAAACGCCTTCTGGTCCTTAATTTCGTAAGTTACCAAAGGCGCAGAAGAAAGTTTATTAATGATTAGGTTGATAATGGAATAAAGGTCGCTATTAAGGTAAAGCCCTTTTTCTATAAAATTCTGCGTTGTTGGGGCTGTCCAAATTACGTTGTTGCCCAAATAAGGGAAAACGGCGTTTAAATATGTTGTGTCCTTTTTGCTGAGTCCAACTAGGGATTTAAGGCGGTCTATATAATTCATTCCGTGCGTCTTTTTTTGTAAAAATAAAGGATTAAAGTAAAATTATAGTTAGGTAAACTAAACGTGCCAAAATTTGGTAATACTTAGTTTGTCAAAGGCGTAACGAATTGCGTCAATTGTGTGGTTGTAGTCGTCCCTGGGCGTATCGCTGCGCCTGTCGCTCCAAATGTAGTTATTAAGCTCTTTAATTATTGTAGGGCTGTCGCCTGTTACTACTATTGCATAGTCCTGCATTTTCTTTATGCCATATCTAACGCTGTCTGGGCCTTTTGTGCAGGGAATAATGTTATAGCCCATGTTGTAAATTTCGTTAATTAGGCGCGGCTCTGCGCTATCTGCTACAATCATGTCTTTAGGTTGGCACCATTTGGCTATGCTTTTAGCTATGTCTGTTGTTGTTAGCCCTGGCTGTGCAAAACATTCCTGGCAATAAATTACGCCTTTGTCTTCGTCTACAGCTACTTTTACTAGGGTTGTAGGGTCGACACTAAAACCAAAGTCCATCCCAAAGCCATACGGCAGCGACGGGTCAAAGTCGCCAATGCGCCAGTTATCAAATATTACGCCTTCGGCTTTATCCATCCAATTACCTAGCACTATATGACTGTATTTAGCTGGGTTGCGTTGTTTCATTGCGTCAAACCTAGCGACAACAGTAGGGTTTAGATTGTCTAGGTTGTCTAGATAGGTTGTATGAATATACGTGCAGTCTTCTTTGATACCTGTAAAGCCAGAATTTACCGCGTATTCTTCAAAAAATCGCTTGTAAACCCAATGCTCTTTGGTCGCTGGGTTCATTACTAACAGCACGCGGTTGGGTTTATCTACGGCCCTTACTGATAAGTCAATACGGTCGAAAATGTCTTCATCTACTAGCTCCTCAGCTTCGTCTAATAGCCAGGTTGTAACGCCTGCAATAGACTTTAGATTAGCCGTTGCCGTGCCTTGGCTGGTCTTTATCCCTCTAAATAGTATTTTGCTGCCTGTGACCTTGTTAATTATTTCGCTTTGCGTTATCTCAAAATCTCCCTCTTTATTCATTAACTCAATTTTGTCAATGAATTCTGGAATAATTGAAATAAATGCACTTGTTAGCGTCCAACGGGTAAATAATATAACGTGGCCTGGCTCATAGGTTAGGTTTAGCAGAAACATAGACAGCGTCCACGATTTGCCGCTACCTCTGCCGCCAGTTACTAAAAAATAACGGGTTTTAGGTTGGTCGTAAAATAAAGGTTGGTATTTATCCAACAGTTTAATTGCCTCCATTATTTGGATTTAAGCCACTCAATTGGCGGCGTTACTTTGTCGCCTTGCGTTGTTACGTCAATTTGCTGTTTAGGCATACCAAAGCGGTAATTTAGCCAGGTCTTAATTGCCTGTATGTCGCCATCTTGGCATTTATTCCACAATGCACGCCAGGCGTCTTCAGGTACGGCAATAGCGTCCATCTGTTCAATAACTTTTATTTCGTCCGCTTTTGGCTTTCTGCCAGAGCCTGGTATAAATCCGCCTTTTCCAGCCATCGATTTTGTTCGGTTAATCAATCAAATATAAAAAAAAGTCTAGCCACCGCTAGATTTTATCAAATACCATTAAAGTATAGCTAAACCAAGATGCATTAGTAGCGCTTTTTCGCAACGCCTCGCTGGCCTCTAAGTTGTATTTAAAACCGCGCTCCTGTATCTGGTTAATAATGTAGTCATTATTCTTGCAGTTAACGTGGCCGCTGCCGCCCTGACCTTCTACGGCCCAGCTAATAATCAAACTATTTTTAACGTGCTTACAGATATTGTCTAGAAACAGCGTTTCGAATTCCGCTGGTATGTGTTCGCCAACTTCTAAGGATAGCACCGCGTCGAATTTCTTTTTTAGGTAGAACGGCTTAGATAGGTCTAAAACTTTGCCTGTGCCCTCGCTTATTTTTTCGGTGTTAGGGTTGCCGTCGTATGCTTCGACCTTAAGGCCAGCAGATTTAAAGGCCCTAGCGTAATCTCCCATCCCACAGCCAAAGTCTACAACAGTTGCCGCCTTTGTGTCCAGCAGATATTGCGTTAATGCGTTAGATAATGCGTGGTCGTGTATGTGTCCAGTTCCGTCTGTTGTTTCCCAGAATCCTAGTTCGTTTATAATCATTGCTTTTTTTTAGTAAAGGTAAAGAAAAAAAGACTTGACCACGCAGCCAAGTCCTTTCTATCAACAAACCCAAAATAACTACCTTAAAACTATTACTTCACCTGTAGGCTGTCCGCTAAAATCACAAAGCCAGCCATTCCAGATAAATTTTACTTCTTTATCTCTGCCATAATATGCAGCTGCCAGCGTTCTAATTTGTCGCTGGACTATGTCAATACTTATAAACGTTCCTTTGCCCTTGTTTGTCCATTCGGACCAGTCTCCATTGCGTAAACGGTAACGTATTTCTAAAGAATAATCTGGTTTGCTCTTTGGTAAACCTTTAGGCATTTTTGTCTGCTATTACAATTTTTAAACCTAATTCCTGGCAGATAGCGCGCAGGTTAGACAGGCTAATAGATTCTAGCCCATTTTCTACCTGGTGAATTGGCGCCGTGCTTAGTCCTAACCTTTCGCACAATTGCTTTTGGGTTAGCCCTTTTAGCTTTCTGCGTTTCTTAATTAATGTGCCTTCAGTTGCTCCCATTGTTTTAACGTTTCGACAAATATAGGTTATAAATTGTTTTCCTAACTAAAACGCACATTTAGGTTAAAAAGGTAGCATCTGGTAAATTCCCATCTCGATAAAATCAAATCCTTTTTTAACCAGGCATTTGCGAACGTTTAATTCATATACCATTTTATCGTTAAATCCGTATTTTTTCTGCGCAATATCCATTAGCAGCTTAACTGGGTTGTCTAGGTCGCTGGCGGCATTGCTAAAGCCAAAGAAAAATTCTAGGCGCAGCATTACGTCTGGGTCTACCTTACCTGCTGGCAGCCGTGTCAAAATGCTTTTTTCGTAATCCTGGTAGGCTGGCGTTTTATAGCGTTTGCCCTGCCAGGCTTGGTTAACGGATAGCGCCTTTTCGTTTAGCTTTACGTGAATCATTACCTGCAGTTTTTATAGATAATGTCCATACTAACGGTAAATAATACTACCAGGACCATAAATATAAACACGTTTGAAATGTCGAACTGACGCAGAAGGAAAATGCCTAGCACGGTACAAACCGCGCTAAACAAGTCCGCTTTTTTTAGGTTAAAACGGGAGTGCATCGTTTTCGAATTTATTAACCATTTCATTTTTTGCAACAGTTGGATTGTATTGCTTTTTCTCTGTTGGCTGTCCGCTTGGTTTCCATTCGTCTACCTGTAGGTAGTGCGTTGGCTTACCTTCTACCTTTTCTTTTTTCTCTTTAATTACCAGGTTAATCCATTCTGTGTCGTTGTCGTTTAAATACTTGGTTAACTTTTCTAGGTCGGTCCTGTTAAAACTTACCTTTGTCATTTCGCCAAATTTAGTTGTTACTAGCTTAGCTGTTCCTGCATAGATTGCGTCCATAATTGTTTTTTTTAAATTAATTTGTCTAGGTTTTTGTTTTCTCTAATTGATTCTAATATAAATAGTTTCCAGATTTTATTTTTCGATTTAGCGCCTACTGTGCTTTCTTCTACGTAGCGGCTAATTAATCGCAATTCTTTGCGCACGTCGCTTTCTATTTGTTCGACGTTGTAAAGCCAGGGTTTTAATATCCCGTTTTCTTGGAATTTGTTAAACCAGTTAGGGCCCCATTCTGCTAGGTCCTGGCAGTATCCTGTTTCTTTTGCTGACTGGTATTTTTCTCTAAAATTGTTTTTGCCTACTTCTATCCAATGCGCTATTTCGTCATCTGTGGGCTCTGTCTGTTTGTTGTTTTGGTTTTGTATTTCCATAACTATCTGGCTTTGGTGGTGCTGGTAATATTGACTAATCCAACCGTTCACAGTCTTTTCGTTAACGTGGTAAAAATCGCCATACTGCCCACGCATCCCAGCGTGCATAATGTAATCTACTCTGTCGTTATTCATCCAGCCATATTTTCTAAACAAATCCTCTAGGCATTGAATTATTTCTGTCGCGTCTTCTTTTTTGTATTCTTTGAATTGCTTTAGACCGCAAACAAATTCCATTTTTTTTAGGTGCTTAATTATCGTGTCTTTCATCGCTTTTTTGATTTTCTTTTTCTTTTATTAGGTCGTTATAAATTTCGTCGAAAACGTTGTAATTTTCTTTTTTTGGAATTGGGTTGCCTCGTTTTACCCAGTTAAAAAAATGCTCTTTTGCAAGCTTTTCGTTTTCTTTTAAATCGCTTTTTAAAATGCATTCCTGCCTAAAGGTATTTAAATGGTTTTGGACTTCTTTTAAATCTGCCTTCCAGGTAATGGCTAATCCTTCCAGCCAAATCCTATTATTCCATAATTCACGAAAAATAGCATTATGTGAATCCTCATTTAATTTACTTTCCTTTTCTTTATTTTCTTTAATTTCTTTTCCTTTCCTTTCCTTTAATTGCATTGCATCCGCATTGCCTTCGCTATGCGTTCGCATTGCGTTCGCATCATTATCGCGATTCCAGCGTTTTTTGGCAGATTCTCTAGCCTTTTCTGAGCGTTCTTCTTTCAATTCCATACGCTTTAATAGGCTTTCAGACCAAAAATATTCGTTATCTGTTTCGAATAATTCAAAGTCGTTAATTATTTTTTTTATGCTATCCTCATGCGTTTGCAATGCGAATGCAATGCTTTTGTAATGCGTTCGCATTCGATGCTCTGTTTCATTTCTTAACAGTTCTATTAGGGCCCAGAATAAGCCGTAACCTTCCCAGCCCATTTCCATTCTAAGCTGGAGAATTTTAGGGTCATCTTTCGCGTTAGAATCGTGCGAAAAGTAGTAAGCTTCCTTTTTCATAGTAAATAAAAAAGCCCAACAGGTAGGAGTCTGTCGGGCTAGGTTTAGTAAACCTTTATGAAATTATTTTTGGCTCCTACCTCAAAAATAATTTGATATTCAAATATAACACTTTTCTAATTAACCTACTAAATAACGGCGCCTTAGTTCTTGATAAACTGACGTATAGGACACACTTAATTTTCTAGCTATTGTAGCTGTGCTGTTTCTGTCGCGCCAAAGTTCAAACATTTGGTCTAATTTATCCTGGCTAATTTTCTGTCTGGGCATCTTGTTTTAAAATTTGTTCAATGGCTGCCAGGCAGTCGCTAAAATAGCTGCCGCCTTTGTCTATCGATTCGTGCAAAGCTTCAAAGATTTTAACGAATTCGTGAAACTGTTTTATAGTCTTTTCGCCTTCGTCGTATCCCTCTAGAAATCTAAACGCCTTAGCTGCGTTTCGCCGTAAATCCGCCAGCAGGTTTTTATGCTTGGTCGTTATATAAAAATCGTAATCCTTTAAGAATTTACAGTCTTCATAATTATCTAGCATAATTTCCTGCAGCGCCAGGTAAATTAAATATTTCTGTGTTGCCCTATGTTGCAATTCCTTTACTATTTCCTGCTGTGTCATAATAAATCCTTTACTCTAACTAGCACCCCTAAGCTGGTGTTATTGTCTCCGCCTCTAATGTTAGTGTAGGCTTTGCCTTCCAGTACTAGTCTAGTTATAATCTTTTTTAACTCTAGCGTTTCTATTACAATTGCTTTACCTGGGCCTACCTTGTAAACCCAAAAATCTGCCTGAGTTGTTTTTATTCCGCTAGGTTTGTCGCGGCTCTGGTATTCTATATAAATGTTGCCAGTTTCTTCTGTGCGTCGGTCTGTTTTAACTTCAAATTTGTTATTTGAAATCATATCTGCAAACCAGGTTTCGCCTTCTAAAACGCCAAATTCTAGGTCAAATCTAAAGTCGTTATTGTAGTTCATAGCGTATCTATATAGGTCGTGCAGGCGTCAAACTTTTCTAAAAATTCGTCTTTAGTTATCTCTTTTATTTCCCTGTCCTGTACGTAAATGTGCAGCTGGTCTATTGGCTTTACCTCAATTTCTGGGTATAAATATAAACCTTCCATTGTGTGTTTATCCGTGTCGTAAAATGTAACTACAACATAGGATTTGTCCGATATAATCCTGTAGTATTGACTTAGATTTAAGCGGAAATATTTTGGAACGACTACGTAGCTTTCTACGGTCTTAATTGTTTTTAGGGTTAAATTTTCCATAGGTCGTTTATTCAGAAATGTGTTTGCCAATCATGTAGCAGAATATAAAAAGCGGCGTAAATGCCACAATAAAATAGAGAATGTCTTTTAAAATTTTCATAGGTCTTTTGTTTTGTTTCTGTAAAAGTAATAAATAAATGATATTATGCAACTTTTGTAATTAGATTTTTTTGTTTTGCCTCCCTAACCAGCCTGTAAACTTCGCGTGAATCTAGGTTTTGGTCGTTAGCTATTTCCTTTAGGTTATATCCAAAGTTTACCAGGGTAATAATTCGGTTTACCTTTTCCCTGGGCAGCAGGTCCAGCAGGTCTGTATTTACTCTTTTGCGTGGGTAGCGCATATGCACCTTTAGCTTTATGTAAAGAATATAGCCCACTTGGTTAATGTCCATTTCTAGCGCTTTGCTAATTTTCTTTTTAGACAGTCCATTAATATAAAGGTCCTGTACTTTTTCTTCTAGGTTAGTGTATTTATGAGTTTCCATAGACGTTCATAGGTTTCGTTAATTGGTAATTGTTCGGCATTGTATGTTGACCGCACGCCTCTGGGTTTTAGGTCGCCAGGCGTTTTTATTATTTGTCCGCAGTAAGTGTAGGTTTTCATTTTAGTATTTCTTTTAATTGGTTGTAAACTACCTGTGCCTTTTGCCCCCAGTACATTTCACATTTTCCGTCCTTAACTGGCGGAGTAATAAAATAGGACTGTCTGTATTCGTTTGGCGTAGCCGTAAACCTATAGCAGGTTTCTTTCTGGGGACAATCTGTCCCTGCGCACATGGTAATATCTGGCATCGCTATTTTATTTGCAGGCTAAAGTTTTCTACTATTCGCGCGCCTGTGATATTTTCGCCGCGCTTTATAGCTTCTTTAATTGCTACTTTGTCCGCGGCCTTGGTAGTTTTCACCGTTACAAAATCAGCTGGTAAAGCTTCTAATAGGTCAACTTCTACGGCTTCGCTGCGTCGAATAGATAGGCGCCAGAATTCGCTTTCTAGCTTATCAATTCCGCACGTTAGCAAAGATTCACGCAGAGCGTTTTTTAGCCTGTCTACGGCCTTTTCGTTTTGCTCTTTGTATTGCCTTAGTCTTTTAATCTCTGCGCCCGCAGCGTCCGCGTTTGCCTGGTAATTGGCAATAATTTTAGCATAGCCAGCCGCTTTGGTTTGCAGCTGCTGTTGATTTAGAATTAACGCCTGTTCTAGCTCTGGCGTTAATTCTTCAGTTTCTAGAATTGTTTGGATTTCTAGCGCTTCTTTTGTGATTTGGTAAAGGTTCATAATTGTATAGGTTAGTTTAAATTAATCCGTCTAATGTGTCTAGCTGGTCCTGTGTTAGCTTGTATTTTCCTAGCGCCTGTTTGGCTTGTTCTTGCTGGGATGGGCTGCCGTTTAGATACCTTACTAGGTGCGCAAATTGCTCCGCTGTAGGCTCAACTTTTGCCGCTGGCGCCTGGACCTTTGCTGTCTTTGGTGTGTGGTCGTTACTGCTGTCTGGGTCTAGTGCGGAATCATCGATTAAGAAAAGTCCGTTTAGCGCATACTTTCTAGAATAGCTACTGCTGGCGCCGAAACATTGCGCCACGTCCATGCCTTTGCGGTTAATGTCTATTCCTGCCTGGGCAGTAACTGCGCGTCCCTCGGTTCTGCCTTTTTTATCTATCTGGATGCTAACAGTACTTTCTATAAACGCAATGCCTGCGACCTCCTTAACTTCGTCTTCTATTGTTAGCGTGCATTCGTACTTTAGCAGCAGCGGTTTTAGCGCCTCTAGGATATCCTCGCAGCTTCGGTACTTGTATTTTCCGAAACTGTTATATTGGTTTTTTGGTGCTTTTAATTCGTTCTGAATTAGTATTAACTCTTTCATAGGTAGTTGTTTGGTTATTTGTAACGTTCAATAAATATTTCTAAAGTGTTCAGAATAGACGGCGTAGGGATAACGTCTATGTGCTGGTCTGTGTCTTCACAGTAATAGGTTAAACTAGTCGTGTGGTCTATCTCTATTTCTATGTCGCTGTCGCCTGGGTAATCGTAGTCTGCCGTTTCTCCCCAGGTAGTTACCCTAAAGTCTCCCTCCCAAATGTATTCCTTACCCTCATAGGTAAACTCAATGGTTTGGTCTGTGAAAATGTCGATGTCGTGGTAGCGCTTGCTCATATGTTTGTAGGTAAAGGCCCAGAAGGGCCGTTAAAATTTATTTATTTAAATTGTTTTCTAGTGCGCATAACTCGTTAGCCATTAGCATTAAAATAGCTACTTTGTTGGCGTTCCACTCTTTTGCGGTTACTCCGCTTGCTTGCGCGTGCTTGGCGCACATTGCTCTAAAATCTGCGTTGTTAATTAAGTCTTGTCTTCTTTGAAATTCGCTGTTAAATGTTACTTGAGTTGTCATAGGGTTTGTGTTTTGTTGTTGTTTTGCGTTGTTGCTGATGTAAAATTAATAGTTATTTCTAACATTCCTACAAATTCCTAAAAAAAAATCACACAAAACGCAAAAATATTTTTTAGTCTGGCTTTTTGTGCTTTTAACTTGCTAAACCAAAAGCGCCCTATTATGTCCAACTTTGAAAAAAACCTGTCGCAGATTCTAGATGAAATTGCGACAATGCTAATTAGCAAAAATCAGAAATACGGAAACAGCGCCCTGGAACCGCTAGGCGTTTTTAGCCAGTTGCCTGCCAGGGACGGTCTACTAGTACGGATAGACGACAAATTAAAACGGATTAAAAACGGCAGCCTGCAAAAAGACGACGAAGACGTAGTTAACGACCTTATAGGCTACCTAATTCTGCTAAAAATGCTGGATAAAAATGATTCAAAATCCATGCAAAAAGCTAACGAATTGGAAATTAACATTAACGATTTTTTCTAAAACGCGGCCCTTTTGTAAAATACGTTTAACCTTATCGGTAATTATCCGAATAAGCGTAGACAATTTGGCGACAGTTGTTACAGATTTATTTAAAAAGGTAACAATTAAACCCAAAGGGTTACAAATCGCAAACCTGTGTTAACCTTTAGAATAACTTTTTACTAACGCCTATCTGGTGAATTCCCTGCAACGGCTGAAATTGATACTGGAATAAATATTTATTATCCAGGTAGCTGGCCTTTACGCCTGGCTGCATTACGCTGTTAATGCTAACGCCTAAATAAACGCCCTTCGGTTTTACTACTATTGTTTCGGTTTTCGTTTCGGTTACCGTGTTAGTTACGACAGGAATTTTATAGTCGTTAATAGAGGTCATTTTTAGCACTTCTCCCAGCACTTCGCCGCTTACCTTAGTGCTACCATACTTAGATGGAAAAGACGCTGTAAAGGCCCTTATTTTAGGCTTAAAATCTATTAGCACAGTATCCCTAATAACCTGCGTTTTAATCTTAGTTTTCGGGACGTAAATAGTATCTGTAGACGTGACGTATAGCGTGTCTGTTTTTACCTTAGTTTCTGTTTTGTAAACGGTTTCTATTTCCCTTTTAGGAAAAAGGATAATAGCCAGGATTACCCCAGCTAAAAAAGCTACTGTAGCTATTCTTATTCTTTCGTCGTCTAGTAATTCTTTCATATTTTCCCGAATTGCTGGTAACGGCTTTGCCATTGGTTAGCCAATGTAAAGCCCAGCCAAACCTGGTTTAAAATCGCAGCTACTTTTTTCACGCGTCTAAGTCTAAATTTTCCTCATAAAGTAAGGTCCGCAAATGGTCGCGGCAGCCCTGGTAAACTTGGAATTGTTCGTCTGTTAGGTCTTCGTATTTTACCTTACTGCGTAGCCATTGGTCATGTTCCCATAAAACAGAACGCATTTTAGCGCCGTCTATAGCGTTGCGCCATTCGTGCGTTTCCTCTGGTAGGTCAAATATTAGCTTGGCTTTCATACTATGCCTCTGTATTCTGCCTTAGCGTCAAAGCAGGGGCAAGCTTTATTCTGGTTAGGAAAATCCCTATGTCCCTGGATAATTAGGTTTTTATTATCGCTCCATTCTTGCACCTCTTTTATGCACTCCAAAATAGCTTTTTTCTGCGCATCCGTTCTATTATCCAGCGGCCTGCCTTGCTTGGTTATTCCGCCAATGTAGCTAATATGAATAGTAACCTGGTTAAATCCACGCACGCCGTTAGCTATGCCGTTAAATGGCAGTAGCCTGTGAATAGTGCCGTTAGCCTCTATTAGCAAATGGTAGCCTGGGTTTTTCCAGCCTAGATTTTCGCGCCAATGGCGTAGAATTGCAGCAACCGTAGCCGTTGGCTGGCTGGCTGTGCAATGGATAGCTATATATTTTATCGCTCGTTTCATAATGCAAAGGTATTACAAATCCATCATTACATTAAAAGGTAGTTTTCCGTAGTCTAGCGTTACACCTACGCCAATGGCTGGTTTTTTTCCTGCTATAGCGTAGGCCATTGCATACGTACGGCGGTCTATTCCACAGCCTACCTGTTTGCCAAATAGCTTAAAGTTTTTACCAACCACAAAATTAGTATAGGCTTCCGTGTGCCTGTGGCCCTGAATAGTAGATATTAAATCAGACTTTGCCCTAGCTACAGCCGTGCCCTGTTCGCCGTGTACGTACAGGTTATCATATAAAACGTGTTCTTCTACAAAATTCCAGTAGGGCGTTTCCAATACTTCTTTATACGTCTTTATCCATTTTTTAGAAATGCCAGCCGTGTATGCTTTGCGCATTACTAGGCGGTCGTGATTTCCAATTATAACCGTTGCCTCTGGGAATGCGTCGCGCCATTTCTTTATGCGCTCTATTGCTATGTTTAATTCGTCCAGGGCGCTTAGCCCGTCTGGGTCGGTTTCGTGGTAGCTGGCAAAATGGTTATCTATAATGTCACCCAAAAAAACCACCTTATCCGTTTTGTATTTTTTCTTTTGCTCTATGCAGAATTCTAAATATTCGTCTAGGCAGAATGGTTCGTGCAAATCGCCAATTTCTAAAACGCCGCCTTTGCTGTTAGCGTTTCTAAATCCCTGGATTATGTCCCATTCGTGTTTATTTAATCGCGGTCTAAATTCCTCCATTATATAAGTAGGCTAGTTATAATTGTTTTAAGCAGGTCGTAAAAACCGCTAACGCTATGCTCTGGCATTAGGAAAGCAGCAACACCGCCTACCACAATTAAAAAAACCGCCCAGATTCCCAGACGGATAATTTTAGATTTATCTACCTTGTCCACGGTATTTTTTTGGCTTTTGCTGTGACTTAGAAAACGCCTTTTGAGCCGCTCCGTTTCTACGCTTGCCAAATGAAACTGGCTTTACTGATTGTACGCCTTTTGCCATTACTTTTTAAATACTTTGCGCCAGATATTTACGACGTCGGTTAAAAAATATTCGCTTTTTTTGATTTGCTCCCACAATTTAATTAC